CCAGTGACAGCGCCGGGCGGGCCCTGCGGTCCTTTTATATTGCCTACGGGTGCCCAAGCCATTTTATTTTTCTTCCTCGAAGCGTCCGATGCGCACGAACATCGTGCCATCAAACTGAAAGACATCGCCACTGACTGAGTTCAAGAACACGTCGAGCGGTATCGCGGTTGCGACCTCAGGCTTTGCCGAGACAGCAGGATCGACGATGTCGACGATCCACTTGCTCCCGCGCTCGCCTGTCGCGCCTGTCGCGCCGGCTGGTCCGGGCGGGCCCGGAATGAGCACTGGCACGTTCATCGAAGGCAGATGTTGTTCGACACGCGGCGGCGTGTCAAAGATGTTGTTTCTGTCATAAGGCTGCTCCGTTCCATAGATCACGTTTCGAATTTTCAACTGCAAATTGCAGATCAGATGCCCACTGATTACGTCACTCTCAAAATCGACGCTGATGACTTCGACGCGCGGCTCCCAGAAATAGAGCGCATCGAGAACGGCGACTGTCGCCAGTGCAGCCTGATCGATTGGCAAATCAACAATCGTCTGATCAACGCCGAGTAAGCGTTCGAGCGCTGCGCTGAACAGTGGCGTCGCGAGAATCGTTTTGACGCACTGGAAAATCTCTTTGTATGCGATCGCGCCGAAGTCGATCACTTCGAAACTGACCATGTTGAGCGGGATGCCGTCAGCATCCGCAAACTGCACGCGCCAGTTCGAACCGAAATCGTTTGTTTGTCCGTAGCCGGGATAAGCGAGCGCTGGCGTGACTGATGTTGTCGTCATGATCAGAGACTCCCTGAGCCGATGAAACCGCCGCCGAAGCCCGGTATGCCGAGCATCGAGAACAGACCTTCAGTGAACGGAATATATTCCTCAAACGAGATCGACAATTCGACCGCGATCAGTCGACCTCTGCGCAACCAATGTTTGTGCGTTTCGCTCATCTCCGTGATCACGAACAGTGACAGACCCGGGCCCATCGGTTTTGAACCAACAATCAACGGCGCCGCCAAGGCGTTTTCATGAAAGAAATGCCATTGCGCCAAGAGCGGAAGCGGATCGCCGCACCACGCCGCGTCGAGATTGACTTTCATTGTGATTTTCAGAATGTCGTTGCCAGCCCATTCGAGCAATGGCTTGCGCAGATGCACCATGTGTGTCGTGAAACGCCCTGTGTATTTGCGCTCGATCTCTTCGAACGTCATGATGCGCCCGTGCGCACGCCCGAACTGGATCGCACCAAAAATGCCTTCAGTCGCCATGACGTGCCTCCAGTTGCGCGAGTCTCGTTTCAACTGCCGCGAGAAGTGTTTCGAGCTTGTTCAGTCGCTCTTGCAAGACGGCAGTGTTCGTGTGATGCCCGCGATTGTCGAGATGAACTCCAGCCTCGTCGATGTTGCCTGTGACGATGACGTGACCTGTCAGTTTGATCGTCGTCGCTTGCAAGTCGATCGTCTGTTGTTTGATCGTGACTGTGCCGGTCGGGCTCTCGACGTTCACGTTGCCAGTCGCCGACTTCACGAGAACGTCGCCGTCTGCCACAACGTTGAACTTCGCGCCGTCGGTGGTGTTAAGGTTGACGTCCTTTTTGTATGTGCCCTTCCAACCGGCCTTGAAATCCTGCGTCAGAAACGGGTCAGCACTGTCGTTCGCGTCGAACTTCTCTGTGTGGCCGCCTTCCCATTCGCAGTAGTCGACCTTTGGGTCTGTCACTGGCGGTGGGTCGTTTTTCGTGTAGAGCGAACCGATGACCATGTAATTGCTCGTGCCGTTCGGCAGTTTGACCATCAAGACGTTGTCGTTCAGTCGCGGCATGGCGAAACTCTTTTTTGATTTCGACGCGATCTGCATGATTGGCACTGGTTTACTGATCAGTGGATTGCCTTCGTGATCGACGCGATCAGCCATGATCACGCGCACGTTCGCGCCTTTCTCGCTGGCTTCGATCTTCGAGACTTTGCCGACGACAACACTGACGCCAAAGCGGTTGTCCCAGCCTTTCGTGTAGTCTGTGTCTGAGAGGATGTTCTTGCTCATAAACCTTGCAGACAGCGCCTGATCGTCAGTTCTGTCTTATATTCGGGGCCGAGTTCGTGATGCGCTTGTTCGATGAACCACTTGCCATCGTATTGACCAACACCGCTGAGCGTCATCGTCATGCCTGCGGCGACGAGTGGGTTGCCAATCGACATTTCGACCTTGCCGAGATACTTGTGCTTGTTCTTGTCACGCACGATCGACTTCGCTTTCATCGTGTCAGCCGCATTCCATTGTTCGGCACTACCTGCCTCCGCGCGTAGCGCCAAACTGACTCCGCCTGTATCGGCAGCGTCAGTGTCGACGTTGACATTCTGATCGACGTCCTCGTCGTTGTCGCCGCCCTCTTCGTCACTTTGAGAATCCTCGGCTTCACCCTGTTCTGTTTCGCCAGTCTCGACGTTGACGTGTTTGACTTTAGCTTTTTTGGTCTTGTCCATGATCGTCGTCGTGAACGTGCCACCGGCCATGCGATACGTCGCGCCGCCGCCGCCGCCAGCGGCATTGCCGTAAAGCAGTGTGAACTTTGGCGCTTGATCTTCGAGTTTCTGCTCGTCAAAGATGATGATCTTGTTTCGATTGACTTTGATCGCCAGTTTCGCGTCGTCTGCGCGTTTCATCAGAAACGACAACGCGCTCTCGTCGTGTTGTTCAGTGCGTCCGTAGCGTGGATTGTGGTCCGATTGCCAGTCGAGAGTCATTTTGTTCTCGCCAGCGATCTGATTCGAGATGTCTTGGAGCGTGGTCTCTTCCCAGCCACGGGTCTCGATTGATTGTTTGAGTCGCACGTTCGTTGGGATCGAGTTGGCTTTGACGATCACGGTGTGCGCTGGCAATTCAAACTCGATCGAGTCAATCCAGAAACGTCCGCAATCGAGTTTCAGGCCCGGTGCGAACGGCATGAACCAACGCTCTGCGATGATGCCGGCGTCGAGGAATGCGCCCTTGCTCGGCATCCAATCACTGATAAAACGTTTGTCGCGGTCAGCGAGCGTGATCTGAAGATCATCAGCTTTTTTGCCGTCGCAGTTGTCCTCGTAAGTGAGACTGACGAAATACGGCGCAAGCACGCTGAAGTAATCTTTGCCGTCGAGAACGATCGACGCGTGGGCGGCGCGCGCCTGCGTGATCATGAGGGCACCCCCACTGTCTTGCTACTGTTGCGAGCACGGGACGCGTCCCGATCGATCCTAGAACGTTCCGTGGTGTGTCTGACAATGTTCATGGCGACGGGAGTTGAGTTGCTGACTTCCACGGCACAAGCGGGATTTCAGTCGACGTCACGTCGATCGGTGGCACGACAACGGCGAGACCGGCCGGAAAGTGAGCGACTTCGCGCAAATTGTAGTTTGCTTCGAGCAGTCGAAACATGAGATGTTCGTTGCCGCGCTTCTGACCGTAGGTGCGGATGGCGATCATGTCCCACCAATCGTCTTGCGTTGAAATGTAGACGCGCTGCGGTTGCGGTTGCGCCAACCAAAGCCAATAGGCATCTTGTTCGAACGGCGGCCCTTCGACGATCGATGACTTGATGCCGCCGGGATTGACAATGCGCGGGTTAACCATAACCGCCCTCATACGAAAGACGTCTCTCGTGCGTCTGCGCTCGTTTGAAACTATTGACAAAGTCACGCGCCAAAGAACGCAGTTTGGAGTCCAACGCATCAACGTCAGCGTTACCGTTGATCGTGATCACTGGCGCAAAGTTGACGTCAGTCGACGACGCTGCACCGCCGCGGCCTCGCAGTGGCACAACGGCTTCAGGACCTCTTTCGCCGAGTAGCCCTAACGTCGGCGCGTTGACGACACCGCCACGCGCGAACTTCGCGAGCAGTGGCGGCGTCCCCTCTGCGGCTTTCTTCGACTCCAAATATGCGGCAGTCTGGTATTGCCCGGGCAAGCCCTCCATGAAGCCGTAATGTTCGCCGCGAATCTTTTCAGCGTAACCTTTGATCTCGTTCGCCATGCCTTGGTCAGTCATGCCGCGCAGTGCGTTGCGGCCAGCACCTACTTCACCGATCATCCCGCCGACCTGTTGCGAGCGCGCTTCAGAGAGACCTTGCGCCATGACTGCACTTGTTTCGCCTCTGTTCCAAGGACCGTAGAACCCGCCCTTGATCAAATTCTCGGCGCCCTTGTAAGTGCCAGCGCGTTTTTGAGCGACTGCACGATTGACCGCAGCCTCGAGCACGTCTTTCTGACCTTCGGCGGTGCTCGCTTCTGTCGCGAGCGTTGCCGAAACTAGATTGCGCATCGCGGGCGTGTTCAATTCTTTGATGACGTCAGCGCGCTCTGCTTGCACTTTCGCAAGTGCTTCAGGTGGCAACGGCACAGACGCGGCGGCTGCCTGACCGCCCGCGACGGCTGCCGCCGTTCCTTTTGCTGCGCCAGCAGCGCCACGGTAGCCACCAATAACCTCTTCGGCTGTAGCGCCACGCATCGCCTCACCGCCGAAACTCTTTTTGATGCCCTCCCACGAGAAGCCTTTCATCCACGTCCAAATCTTTTTAATATCTTCGAACACTGACAAGAAATAATCCTTGAACGCTTTGCCGA